TCGGCGTCGCTCTTGAATTGCTCGATGACGCGCGGCACGACGGCGCGGATGGTCTTTTGTTCGCCGTCCTGCCAGATGAGCTCGCCGATGCTGGAGCCGATCCACAACGCCTGCATCATGACGCGCACCGCATCCTCGTACACGGCAGATACCGCCGCATAGAGCCAGTCGGTGTTGTCGCCCTCAATATGCCAGGCGTTGCCCATGACCGACGCAGTACGGCGGGAGATGCAGCCATAAATCTCGTCATCGTAGAGCAGTTTGAGAAGGTCGGAGCGCGTCAGGTTGGCGCGCTTGAGCACCTCGTCCACATCACTCGCCGAGAGAGTGAAGGTCGGCACGACAAACTGCGCTCCCGCCTTGACCGGGTTGACGCGCACCTTGCCCTGCGGCTGCTTGGTCTTACTGAATAATCCCCAAAACATCGTCGTCCTCATAATCTGTTGCCCATGCGCCGGCGGGCAGATGCCACCACGCTGCTTACACCTACTCCACCCCGGCGGATCATGGGAGCGCAGGCGTAGCGTACGGCGTCAGGCCCGTGGTCATGGCCCTCTGCCAGCTTGGGCAGTACGTCGCCGGTCAATCGGTCGGTCTTGTAACTCCACAAGCGCACATCCTCGGCGACGTGTCTGCACGCCGGATGGATTACGATGTCCATACCGCGCAGCCAGCCGATGCCGTCCTCAACACTCCCCGGCCATTTGTCCGCCGCCCGCATCCCCGGATAGCCGTGGTTGCGCAGGTGGCTGATCATCTCTGGCCTGGCACTGTCAGCACGGATGATGTGCTGGCGTGCGCCGTCAATGCGGTCAAACAGCGCAGGCACGTCCACCGTCTCCACATGCTCTCCCCATGCCTCTTGCTCAACATAGAGCGTCCGCCCGTCTATCCAGCACTTAACCATCACCGTCGGATCTGACGCAAATCCCCAGTCCACCCCAAAATAGGGGCCATCCCATCCGTCTTGCGGCTCAAACGCCTCGATGCGATAACAGCCAGCCAGCACCTGCGCCGCTGACAACACGGCATACTTGCCATGCCAGACGTGCTCAAAATCCGCCCAGGCATTCTTGTCGCCCGCCTCCTGCCGTCGTTTGGCACGTTCGCGGTCGTTGTCGTACTCGTCCCACGTCTCCTTGCTGGCAAAGGGGTTGTCGTGGATGTTCACCTCAACCACGATGCTGCCCGGTTGTTTACCCTCCCCGCGTAGCAGTTGGTCAATCGGGTCAGTCTCGTTTTCGGGATTCCACGATGCCCAAATCTCGCTCCCAGCCTTGCGGATGGTCGGACGCAGCAGACGCAGCGAGCGCGCCGAAATCGTCTGCGCCTCCTCAATCCAGGCGCGGTCAAAATCCTCCAGCGACTTAATGCTGTCGGCGGTGTGGTCTTGCATCCCCTGAAAGATAATCAGCCCGCCTCCGTGGCGGTTGAGGATGAGGTCGCGCTGGATGTCAAAATGCGACAGCACGCCGAGCTTCTCAATCTTCGCCTCAATCAGCGCCTTCACGCTGTGGCGTAGCGATTTCTGGATTTCGCGGATGCACACCGTCTTGCTGTTTGGGTCGAGCAAATGCGCCTCAACGATCGCCTCGGCGAAAAAATGCGACTTGCCGCCACCCCGCCCACCATGCGCGCCCTTGTAGCGTGCCGGTTGCAATAACGGTAGCGCCCAGCGCGGGGTGTCAATGCGCATCGACAATCACCCGCTCAATGCGCGTCGGGGCGCTGTTGTTAATCTGGATGGCGGTGTCTGGGGTTTTGCCCAGTACGCATTCGCTCTGCGTTTTGACTACTCTCGATGCGCCCTCAACAACGGCCATCGCCCCCTTCACTTCTTCAATCTTCTCCGCTGCATCAGCCATCGCCACTGCTTTACCTGCGAGCGTCATTGCCGCCCCACGTAGTCTTTGCAAATCCTCATTGCGTTGCAGCTCCAGCGCCAAACGGTCGCTTACTTCGCGGCGCACCTCTTCGCGCAACGTTGCGTTAAGCTGTTGCGTTTCGTTGCGCAACGCTATCTTTTCTTTTTCGTTTTCAACGGTTGCAGAAATGAGGCGTTGCGTTTTCTCCTGATTCCAGCCCTCGGCCTTCGCCCGGCGGCTGATGTTGGACTTGTGGACGCCATACTCCTCCGCCAGCTCAGAAAATGATTTGCCATGCGCCTCATGGGCGGCTCTCATCTCCTCCCATTGCACATCGGTCAATCGTGCCATTACTGCCCCCGAGACTTGACGAGGGCATCGAGCTTGTCGTTAATCTTTTCAAACTGCGCCCGCATCTCGGCGCGGTCGGCATCAATACGGATACGCAAATCCTGCAACGCCTCACGCCGTGCCTGCTGCTCCGCAAGAATCGCCTCCTTGCGCGCCTGCTGCTCCGCCGCAATCTGCACATCCTGCAGAGCATTGGTTTTGTCAATATCGGCGAAATACAAAAAACCGCTGACCAGCATGCCCACAACCACCAACACATTGCCCATGCTGATGCGCCAATCAAACAGCGCTTTCTTGCCTTCAGTTTCCATCACACAAACTCCGCAACTGGCCAATGTGTTCCTTCAATCTCAACTCGCGCTCAACCAAATCCCGGTAGGCGTCGTCCGACAACGTCGCCAAATCCGTGCCCTTAACGACGGGTAGGGCTGGCATCGGCGGGCAGGGCGCAGGCGGCAAAGGTACAAACTCCACCCGCGCACAGCCCGCCAATACCAACAAACACAAAAACCGTTTCATTGCCATGCCGCCACCAACAAACTTGCGCCCCACATCAGCAGCGCCAGCCCGGCACATACCGCGAAAAAGAACGCGCCGGCCGCCAGCTTTTTCCCTACAAAACCTGCATCTTCTGCTGTCATCTTGCCCTCTACCTTGACCCGTGTTTTCGGGTTATACTGAATCATCGTTTAAGCCTTCCGTCTAAGGTTTGAATGAAGAAACCCCGCAGAGTTGCCGCCCTGCGGGGTTTTGCTTTATGCCTAAAAAAACCGCCCGGAGGCGGTGTCATCAAATATCCATCAGGGCGATTTCCACCATGCTGCGGTACTTCAGCGCGGCGGTGAGAATCACGATGCGGTAGCGGCGGTTTTCTTCCAGCGCGTCTGCAACGTTCATAAACGCATCCACAATCTCTTTCGCCAAATCCAGCCAGGTTTTGGCGGTAAGAAAATCACGCAGCTTTTTGGCGAACTCGTGAATGACGGCGATACCTTGCGACGCGCGGTCAATATCCTGAATGCAGGTGAAAACGATGCGGGCAACTTCCTCATTGACATCATCGGCGGTGTAATGCTGCATCGTCGGCCACAGGCGATGGATAACTCTGATATATTGCTCTTGGGTTTGTCGGTCTAAAGCCATGATAAACTCCTGATTTAGGTTAAATAAAAAGTGCCTTGCGGCACCAGAAAGAGGACTGAAACCATGAAAAAACTCCTGATTCCAACCCTGTTCGTCTTGCTTGTCGCCTGTTCTGGCGAAAAGGCAGGCTCAGAACGCATCAAATATGAAAAAACTGGCAGCAACAAAGCATGGCAAGTGGGAGAAGCCGCATTGCGCGCCTGCAAAGATGAAGATGCCAAAAAAGAGCCTTGCGCAACCATCCAGCTAAAAGAAGGTGCATCCATTCCAAAACATCCGCTGACCAGTATTGATGACATTGCCGTGCTGTACGTTTACGATCCGACGATTAATCCGAACGACCCTATAACGTCGTACAAAATGCGTTACAACTGCGAGTTTTTCCCGAACAAAAAAGACGAACCCGCGCTTTGTCTGAACCTTGAAGAAGCCAACCAGCTCCTTGCGCCGTTCGTGAAATAAAAACGGCGGCCAAAGCCACCGTCTTACTTCTCGAAATAATCACGTCTCCCCTCCCGGATAGCCTTCTCGGCTTCCTCGCGCTCTCGTTTGGATTGCGATGCCGCCTGATTGGCGCGCTCCGCCCGTGCCTTGAGGCCGTCGGCGATGGCCTGCAAACGCGAGCGCTCGCGCCGCTCCATCTCAGCATCGAGGTGGGCATTCCTCGCGCGCAGCACATTGACCGCAACCGCGAGAGCGACGACAACGCCAGCGAGCGCATACAGCGCCCAGGATTTAATCCTGGCGAGCACGGAACACCCGCCAACACAAATAGCCAATCACGCCCGCCAGCACCACAAACCATAACCACGGCGGCAAAAAGCGGGCAAGGTTGTCATGCAAGTCGCCTGCACTCGCGGCCGTGTCTGCCGCAGCGCCGATGAGCGCAGCCGCGCCCGTAGCCGGGGCGACGTACTCACTGGCAGGCGCAAGGGCGCGTCCGTAGGCTTTGGCACCGCGCCCGTCATCCGGCACATGGTCAAGCGGCGGTTCGGCAATCATATCGCCCCGCGCGGCAACCGCCGCCCTGCGCGCATCATTCACCGACTGCCCCGGACGGCGTGCCTTGTCGGCCTCGCCCGCCATGCGCAGCGCATCGCGCTCCACGTCGTTGATGCGCGTCACCCAGCCGGGGTTCTTCTTCGCATTCTTCAGACGCAGTTGCCACTTGCGGCGGGCGGCGCAGTAGCGCTTGATGAGCTCGGGCAGATTAGCGGCACGTACCGCCGCCAGCGTCTGACTGCCGACAATACCGTCGGCTTTGACGCCCAACACCTCTTGCAACAGGCGCACCGCTTTGGATACGCCCGCGTTCACCGCCAAATCAAACACCGCATAGCCGATACCGGGCGGCAGGTCTTCATAGCGGATCGGATTGGCGTAGTTGGCGCGGTAAATGGCGGCGGCTTCGGCGTAGGCGATATTGCGTACCTCGCCGCGCGGCTTGCCCTTTTGCACGCACCAGTCGTTGTAAGTGTCCTGAGTGATGCCGTACATCGTCTTGCCGCCGGGGTCGGCATCCTTATCGCGGTCGCTCCAGCCGCCTTCATGCTTGGCGAGCAGGCGCAGCGCGGTTTGAAAATCAGCGTTCATCTTGCCTCCGGGCAATAAAAAAGCCCGCGTGATGCGGGCGGAAGTCCGATGCTTGCGCAGAGCGGGAACAACATTTCAATTCGCGCTCCCGAAGGAGCGAACAACAAAAAGCCCGCACAAGGCGGGCTGTTTTTTTGGAGCTTGTCAGGTTATTTACGCAACAACCCTACTGTGCCTGAAAGGGTACACTTCTTGCGCGGACACGTCAATAGCCCGACTTTAGCAGCGTTCCCCACGGTTTGCCGTAGTCGCAACTGTCGGTTACATACTCGCGATAATAGCGCCCGACCAGCCCGTCATGCACCACGATTTCAAAGCGGGTGTTTCTGCGGATGTCGATGGGAAGCATGACGATATAATCCGGGATTTCCGGCTCTTGGGGTTCAGGCGGCGGCAACAACTCGCCCTCTATCGCAATGCGGCTCATCAGGGAAAGGATTTCAGCGTAGTGTTCCGGCTGCACGTCCTTGTAGCTCACGCCAAACTTGCTTTTCACCGCCGACCACAAGGTAATCGCCAGTCTGGCTTGCTGGTCTTTCGGTGCGGCCTTGACCAGCTCACGGTGCAGCGCCTTGATGGTCTCGACTTGTTCGAGGGTGAGACCGCCGGGAGAGGTCTTGCGGGTTTTGGGGGCGCGGTAGCAGCCGGTCTTGCGGATGGTGGGGAGGACTTCTTCCATTACCCACGCTTCAAAGGCTTCCGCTTCCGGTTTGCGTGATTTGATGATGAGGCGGTACAGGTTCGGCTCGTTGATGTACGCCATTTCTTGATTGCCTCCATCGGTAGGGGTGTAACGATTCGTTACACCCCCTGCCTTGCAGTGGTCGGCAATGGCTTTGCGGGAATTTTGATAGCCGAGGACGTCGCACACGTCTTTGGCGTTGAACAGTAGTTCGCCGTTTTCTACCAGCGTGCGGACGGAATGGGATTGGAAAGATAGGATTGCAGGCGCAATTTGTTTTTGCGTAGTCATGGTTTCACCTTTGTATTTCAGTTTATGGTCGCCGCGAAATGGGCGGCGGGTCTCAACTACCGTACAAAGTCGGCGGCGCTTATTCCCCGAAGGTATTGTATTCGGCGCTCTAAACCCGCCATAAACTGGGTGAAATCCTGTAGCCATGCGAAACGAACGATGGAGCACGGATACAAAAAAACCGCAATGTTGTCGGATGCGGGAGCCGCTTTGTATAAGTAGTGAAGCCACTATACAAAAAAGCCCCGGCGGGTGCAAGGGGCTTGAAAAATCCTAGACTGCCCCCAATAAGGAAACGCCGCAATGTCGCGGTGTTATAGGAGACTTTATGTCTGACAAACTGAAACCCGGCCAAAATACCGGGAAAGACGGCGGAATCTATCGGGAAGTCGGCCCACGTGGCGGCAAGACCGATAACTACACCACAGTCAAGGATAACCAAAAATTGCCCCCTACGCAAAAACCGGGCAATCATTGGGAACCTGAGCATATAACGCCTGACAGCAAACGCTGAAAAACCGAAGCCGGGTCATCCCGGCTTCCTCATTTTGAGGGTTGCAAATTCTACGACGGCATCGAGCAAATGGCAAAAAGTTTCATTGGCCTCGCCGGGTGCGACCTTCACCCCCGCCTGCGCGCAGATATCAAATACCAAGTGAGCGGCCTCATGCGCCGCCGTGGCAGGCGCACCGTCAAACACGCCGAGCAGGTAAATATCTGGCACGCCCTGCCCGCGAAAGGTGTTGGCCGCGCCACGCCTTTCCAACATACTCGCTGTGCTACCCAAGGCACGGTGCGCAGAAATCCACTCCTCGCGCGTTTGGCAGAGGAAGATAGTCCCCGGCGAGAAAAGCGGCACCGCCATTTTGGGTAGTTTGGGGAACCTGCCAGGCAGCTTCATACCGATAACCTCCCCTGCAAAAAGGCATAGCCGCGCTGGCGGATTTCATGCACGCGCTTGCGCGTACCCAAACCACAACGCCGCCCGATTTCATCATCGGCCATCCTGAAGAAAAACCGTGCCTCAATCGCCCGATGCGACTGCGGCTGATGCTGCTTGAGCGCGAGCAGGGCATTGCCGACGGCGCGCGCCTCCTCGTCGGAGAGCGCAGGCAGGGCGTCCTCGTCAATCGTGTCCGGGATAGCGCGCGCATAAATGGAGCGCCCCGGAAAATTGAGCGGGCGCAGCGGATTACCCGCCCATTGCGCGTACTGCGCCAGTTTCATTTCCACCTCTGCAAACATCATTGCCAACTCTCAAACTCAATACGCCCGGTCACGCCCTGCTTGCGCAGCGTTTGCATCCGCGCCAGCTCCTTGCGGTAGTGGGCGGCGATTTCCGCCTCCTCACCCTTCGGCACCTTGACCCGCCGCCTCATCTTCTCGCGCAAAATCCCGATCACCCCGTCGCCCAGCTTGCCGCGCAGCCACGCCCCGGAATCGACCGGATTACCGCCGTACCAGGCATGGCAGGCATAACACAGCGCCATCGCGTTATCGCCACACCAGCGGATGCAGCGGTTACTGCGCGAGAAATGATGCGAACAATGCAGTCCCATGCTGCTGCGGTCGTACACCTTGCCGCAGCGCTCGCAGACGTAGTTGCTGCGCTCGCGCACACAGCGAGAGAACGCCTCATCGGCAGGCGTGCGCTTAATACCAATACTCATCTCACCCTCCAATCCAGCCCAAAATCCTGCGGGTTACGCAGCCCCAAATGCGCCTCGCCCGCCCACAGCCCGTCCAGCGCCTCGGCGAACTGCGCCACCGTGCAGCGGCTGGTACTGCCCAGCACATTCGGCTCGCCCAAAAACTCCACCTGCTGCTCGTAGGACAGTCGCGCCCCCGTCTGCCGCCACACCCACGCCCATTTGGCGTCATCGCGCAACAGTACCGGCACGAAATACTGCAACTTGAGGCGCCCGCCGTGCTTGGCCTCGCCGGTGGCGTCAGACACATCCGACGCCCACATGTGGAAAACCGCGTTTTGCGCCTTTGAGCGGTTGGTCTTGTAGTCGTCCACCTCGACGGCAACCGCCTTACCCGCAGTAATCCGCTCGCCCATCTCGCGCAGTAGGTTGCGCCACACCTCATCCTGCGCCCGCAGTACAAACAACCGCTTCATCGCTCCCTCCGTAAAAGCCGCTCGATAAATCGGAAAATCTCGTCAATCTGCGCCGCCGGCTGCTTGCTCTTGCGCAGCATCATCAACACCTGCCGATCACGCTTGCGCTCGCATCGCAACTCCAGCGCCCGGCACATTTGCGGGACGATGGCCGGATTGAGCCAGCGGGCGAGGCAGATGTTAAGCACCTGGTCGATGTACCAGGCGTCGTAGCCGTCGCTGATGGGCTTAACCATGACGCACCTCAATAGCCATTGCGCCACCTCGCCAGCCCGGCGTCTGGGTACGCCTCGTCGCCCGCGGCGAAACGCGGCGTAACCTTGCGCCCCAAAAAGCGCTCCTCGACCCACGCGGTGCGGTACCAGTCGCCATCACGCCAGACGAAGCCATACTTGCGGCCGTCGGCGTACTCGACCACCTTGACCCACTCCCGCACGCCGTCGCGCTCCACCAGCACCGCATCCGGCGACGGCTTCAGCACACCATGACGAACAGATATTGCCTGCGTTCTGACGGCCGACTTGTGTCCTGTACGTAGCAACCGCAGCGCCTTGAGATATTGCCTCCAAGTCAGCTGTCGATAGCTATTGCGTTTAGGACAATGCAATCGACAAACATGGGCGTAGGACACCCCGCGACTCTCAATGCCACAGATAACCGACGTGGACAACCCGCTCATCTCTGCCACCTGAGCCAACGTGAGGTCGTAGGCCTCGCGGATGCGCCGCAACATCGCGCCGGTCATGCCTCGCCTCCCACCACACGAAACCGCCCACGATGCTGTTCAGCCTCTTCGCGCGGTTTACTCCCTGGCATCCGTATCCCAGCAAGCAGGTCGTCCAGGAAGGCGAGATTTTCCGCGCGCTGCTCCGGGCTGATTTCCGGCTCCGGCAAAGCGGGCAACGGCGGGCGCCTCGGCAACACCCCCCGCAACGCCGCGGGGGGAGGGCACCCCCTGCAACCCCGCGCCACC